GCTATACGCGCATTACGCGCGTATAGTACTTCTTGAATTATTTGGCATTAAATATGCATAGAAATCACACCCTCGAGTGAATCTGAGCATTACGATGCTCTTTTCTCACTCCGATTGTGACTCTATTAATTCTACTTTATTCTAGGTCTAGACGACCTCTGCCCTTTTGGGCCGAAATTGTCTACCATTTTTGTTTATATGGAAACCAAAACGAAGGTTATGCTAATCTGTTGTTAGCACAGTCCTTGTCTAGGTTTGATCCTAGGAAAATCTTCTGGAACGCCACCAGAAGTTGCGTAGTTATTTTAAACGTATTTATTGACGTCTGAATTTGGATGTTGAACTAGAACTTGGATTCTAGAGTTAGGCGATTTAATCGCTTTATTTATTATTAGTTGTTAGTGTATCATAGCACAGCTAGTTAGGTTACTCCAATTTCCTGCTAGCCCCTTCAATAGGTAAAACAAATTCTAATTTATTTAGTGAAATAACGTATGACTCTTCATATATATGTGTGTGTGTAGACCCGCGCACATTGGTAAGACGGAAATTCTGATCACATATATATATATGCTTGTTTGAAAGCAATATGAAGAATTTAGGACGTAGGGTTGACAAAGCACCCCGTCCATCTAATTGCAATAAACCACTTCTATGAAAACAAAGTTATTATAAGATCAAAACGAATTTTAAGTGGTAAAATTGGAAAATGGTTAGATACTCAAATAAAGTATTGGACCTGCTCTCTATGGGCGAAGCCTCTGATAAGGAGCAACGACGTGCAAGCTATTACAAGAAACAACTTGATCAATGGAATAATTCTGCTCAGTATGATATTCCTCCACGTCCCTTTGAATATAGACGACCATTTGTGCATTCTAGCGCTTATCGTCGCTTGAATCCTAAGCAATATAGGAAATTTGTCCCTACATTGCCTAAGATTTTCGAAATAACTAGTGAAGCTGAGTTTGAGGCTCAGTCTGGTTTTGAATCTCTTAATCTGACAAATATGGTTCTTGATACCTTGATTAGTCAACTTGGTATTAAGAATAGTGATGATATTGTCAAAGAGGTTGAAGGTTTGACCCTTCTCTTTATTTCGATTTCTAAGAGCACTGATTACAAGGGTGCTCTTGCTATTCTTGGATTGTACATTCGAGATAAATTTGATACATCTATTTCGAAACAAATTCTCTCCTACATCACTGAGATTATGGATTATAATCCGCAATCTGGTGATGAGGGAGCTGATCCATCGTGGCTTTCATTCGTTAAAGATGTTAAGTCTAATTGGCTTCAGTGCAAGTCATCTTCCTTTTTCAAGAACTTCACTCGTTTGTTGAGTGTAGTTGTTATGTCAGGTCTCTATCGAGTTTCTGATTTAACTTTTTCCATTAAAGGATTTAAAGTTATTGAACCAGACATGAAGACACTTTGTGCTGGTGCTGGTGATTTAGCTACTGCAGTTGTGGATATTACTGTTTACTTCTGCGAGCGTGTATACTATGCTATCAAAACTAAATCTGTTCGACCATTTTTGGTTGATAGTTTAGAAACTTCTGATTTGGAGCAAGAATACTGCCAAATCATGCAACACTGGGAGTTATATCGCAGTGGTAATCATGAAAAGGTTGGCCAGATCAAATCGCAAGATTTACTTGGTGGCCTTATTGATATGAAGAATAAGCTCAGTAGCATGCTTCCTGAGGCTCGTGGTATTGACAAACGAGTTTTGGAGACTAAGTATAGGGAGTGTATTAAAGTGCTTAGCGAATTTCAAATGATTAGAGGCAATGCACAATTCAAACGTGCTCCCTTTAGTATTGAATACTTCGGTTTGTCCAGTGTAGGTAAGTCTACATTTTGTGAACAAACTTCTCATTATCTTCTTTCTGGAGCCGATTTGGATACTTCGGATATTAAGAAATTCATCTATGTATCTGGTAAGAAGCATTGGGATGGAGCTCGATCCGATATGGTCGAACTCAAGATTGATGATCACGCTAATGTCAAGGCAGACTTTGTCGAATCTTCTCCTTGTGACGTGATCATTCGTGTTTGTAACAACACACCGTATAGTCCACCTATGGCTGAATTAGCCAATAAGGGTCAAGTCTTCATTGAGCCCGAGATTGTATCAGTAACAACTAATGTCGAGGATTTGGATGCATTTACCTATTCCAATAATCCTGTTTCTATTCAGAGGCGTATGCATTATGTTGTCGAAGTCAAAGTGAAGCCTGAATTCCAGAAATTTATTGCTGGTATGCCGGCTGGTATTGACTCTTCTAAGGTTATTGCCTCGCAAACTGTTGACGGAATTTATAGCCCACCACCATATCATGATGTGTGGGTGGTCACCGTAAAGCAGGCTGTGCATCAACGTGCAAGCATGATGCGTGCCACAGCAACCTATAAAGTTGTTGAGCATGAAGGCAAGAAGCTTGAGGATATCTCAATGAAGCAGTGGCTTAATTTCGCTGCTGAAAAATTTGCTGAACATAGAGCTCAGCAATTCAATCTAGAAACCAATCAATCCAACACTTCTCACGTTGAGAAATGTGGAGTTGATGGCTGCAACCAGATTAAGGGTTATTGTATGAAGCATCACGACCCTCAATTTGGAATTAGTGCTATCAAACAATATTGTCAAGAAACTAGCGACTCTCTATTGATAGAGGGTCGCCAATTTCATGACACTTTTGATTGGCTTCCTTACTTACCAGATTCAGTGGTAGATTCCAAATTGTTCAGTACTCTATATTGTTTCACTAAGAGAAATGATATTTTGCAAACTTACAAGAAGTACAGTATTGTAAATGCACTATTTTGGGTATTTATTAATTCTGCAGCTACTTTCAAGAGTAGCGAGATCGTTTCTCTTTTGTGTTGCGGTATTTCAACTGTTTTTGCATTGTTTATGCAATATGTACTCGTGTCACGAGTTCGGAATTCTTATGTGTCTGAGCTCTCCTCAAGACATGTGATGAATGAGATTCATCGCAATTGGAGAAATCGTATTGGTAAAACTATCATGGCGAGTTCTGTTATGATAGGTTCTATTTATATGATTTCTAAACTATACCGTAAAATGTATGGTAAGTACACTCAAGGTAATCTTGAACCAACTACGGCGTTGGATATTTTGCAACGTGATAGTGAGCCCAATGTGTGGGCTGCGGTTGCAAAACGCCCTCTTCCGTGTACTCAAAAGAGCATTGAGCATACGCAGGATGTGGTTATTACCAAAGTAAAGAAAAATTTACTTTATGCCTCCATTTCAGGTGATGATAGTCCAAATTATATGGGTAATGTTCTATTTTTGTGCTCCAATATGTTAGTAATGCCTGATCATTACTTCACACAAATTGGGAGTGATTCACTTAAGTTAGTTTTACGTAAAGAGAATGCTACTTGTGTTGGTGGATCATTTACAACTCGTGTTGATAAATGTTCGTCTTACTTAATTCCAGACACTGATTTGCGTGTTTGCTATTCTTCCACTGGGGGATCATATGGAGACATTCTCGATTATTTCCCCACTGGAAAGATCGTTGATCATTCATTTCAAATGTTCTATCGTCACAAATTAGGTGAAATTGAACACATGTATGGTCGCACTCGTGTTGGACGAGTAGGTCATAGCTTGGCCTCGTTCTTCGGAGGCGAATATGCTGATCTTAGTCGATCTACTTTTGATGGCATGTGTGGTGCTGTTCTCATCTCTGAAAACAAGCAAACATGTATCACAGGACTCCACCTTGGTGGAAGAGCGGGAACAAAACGTGGTTGCTTTGGTTCTGTGACCAAACAACAATTGGAAGAAGCCATTGAACACGTGAGTGAAGTACCAGGAGTTATTAGAACTGGTAATATGGGAGATTTCAAGCCTCAAGTGATGGGAGCTAAAGTTTTATTAGACACTGCTCTTCATCCTAAGAGTCCTGTCAATTTCCTTCCTGAAGGCTCCCAATTTGAATATTTTCAATCTTGTGTCGGCGCCACCACTTCTCGAAGCGATGTTCGTCAGACTCCGATTTCTCAATTTGTGGAAGAGGAAACTGGACAAGAAAATATTTGGGGCAAACCCAAAATGCATCCTGAGTGGGAAGCATACCAGAAAGCGCTAGAGAATGCTAGTCATCCAGCTGAACCTGTACCCCACGATCTACTCATGAAGTCTATTAAAGATTATCGTGCACCTCTTTTGGAACTTGCTCAGCAAGCGCCATGGTGTAACGAATCACCACTATCTGATCATGAGAACCTTTGTGGACGTGTTGGATGTAAGTTTATTGACGCTATTCCGCTAGGGACTTCAGTTGGTTTTCCCATGACTGGTCCCAAGCGTAAATACGTCATTGACCTTGAGCCCACGGCCGAAAGGCCCAACAACAGAGAATTGGTTCCTGAACTCGCTGCCTACATTGAAGAATGTGAAGACATTTATAAGCAGGGTTTCAGAAACCACTTTGTTGCCAAAGCATGTAAGAAGGATGAAGTTTTAGCATTATCTAAAAAGAAGTGTCGAATTTTCTATGCAAATAGTTTTCCTTTTACATTCTTGATTCGCAAGTATTTCTTGCCTGTCGTTCGTTTTCTCCAAATGAATCCCCTTGTAGCTGAGTGTGCTGTTGGTATTAACTGTCATGGACCTGAATGGGATCAATTTCATGAATATGTTATGACCTTTGGTAAGGATCGATTAATCGGTGGAGATTATGGAAAATATGACCAAAAGTTACCATCTCAAAAGCTCATTGCTGCGCTATCCATTTTAATTGATATTGCAAGTTATATGAATTACTCTGCTGAAGATCTCTATGTTATGGAGACTATGGTAGGTGATATAGTGTACTCAATGATTGCTTTCAATGGTGACCTTGTTGGTATTCAAAGTGGAACCCACATTAGTGGTAATTCCCTTACAGTCATTCTTAATGGAATCTCGGGATCTTTGAATCTCCGGGATTACTTTTATACTAATAATGATGAGTCTATTGCATTTCGCGATGCAGTAAAACTCATGACTTATGGTGATGATAATATCGGTACTGTGTCTAAGGATTGTGACAACTTCCATATCAAGGGAGCATCTCAATTCTTAGAAAGTACTGGTCAAGTCTACACCATGCCAGATAAGGAAAGTGAACTCCGTGAATTTCTCAATCCTGAAGATTTTGAATTTCTTAAGCGATTTTCTGTTTACCATCCTAAGCTGGATTGCAATGTTGGTGCACTTCTTGATAAGTCCATCATTAAGTCACTTCACTGCTACATGAGGCCCAAGGGTTGCCCCTTGACACCTCAGGAAGCATGTGCTCAAAATATTGACACTTCTTTGCGTGAGTGGTTTAACCACGGTGAAAATGTTTATGAAACACGCCGTGCTCAAATGACTCGTGTAGCTCAAAAGGCTAATATTACACACATGTGTACCTTGCTTGACCAAACCTACGACGATATGGTTGTAGATTGGAAAAGTAAATACGCGTAAGCGTAAATTGTCACTCTGGAGACGTTAAATCCAGCCCAGTTTTAAATCTGATGGTAAGCAAAATTAATGTGTATTCTGGATACCACATTTAGTGTATCTTTATATGTTTTGTAAACTAGTGTAGGCTTTATACATGGAAGGGTCCGTACTGCGGAAGAGAGATCTGAGTTCACCCTGCTCAACTGTAAATATATCCTGGATATCTATTGAGCGTAAAGATATTCCTTGTACATAGTTCGTTCGGTAACAATTGTCATTCAACTTGTAAGATCTGCCAAGATGCTAAATTGGCTCTAGAGATTGGGACTGGCGCCCGGCCTCTAGTTGAACTAAACGCCAACAACAAGAACGGTCACACCTGTGATGGTTCTCATAGTGCTTCGGTTGATGCCGAAGCTATCAAAGTTGTCCCTGAAGCTATTGTGCTCAATGGGGACAACTCTGTTCACAGCGATTTCAATCCTCAGTCAGGAGAGTCAGATGAATTCGTGTGGTGGAACGCTCTGCCTGGAGATAATTCCATGGATATCAGATGCCCTCCGTTGTCTGTGTTCTATGATATTGCTATGGCTGGTTATATTAGCGACCTACTACATGATGACGTGATTGGAGAGTGGGATGCTGATGGATATAGTGATTTTGAACCACAATCTGGCAAACCAGAAGAGTTAGGTAATATGATGAACGCCAAGAATGCGCGTTATGAGAATGTTGCTTTTACTGAGCAACATGAACCATCTATTTATGATACTGCCTCTACTGTTGATCCAACACGAAAGGTTCAAGATACTGAGGATGCTACTTTGCAGCACTTCTTTGGACGTCCCATTAAAATTCAAGAATTTCAATGGGATACTGGTGCTACACTGTTTCAACAATTTAACCCGTGGGAGAACTATTTTGATAATCCACGCGTTATTAACAGAATTACAAATTACAACTTGCTAAGAGCCAAGCTTAAAGTCAAACTTGTAATTAATGGTTCTGGTTTTCATTATGGTAGAGCGATTTGTTCTTATTTGCCATTTGCTGGAGGAGATACTTTATCTTCCAATGATGTGTTGTATAGTGAAGATATTGTGCAAGCATCACAACAGCCACATGTGTATTTGAATCCAACTACTTCACATGGTGGCGAAATTACTTGTCCATTCTTTTGGTACAAGAACTGGCTCAATGTCCCAGATGAGGATTGGACTGAAATGGGTCAAATGACTCTTCGTTCTATGACCACACTTGGACATGCCAATGGTGCTACTGATAAATGCACTATTTCTGTTTTTGCTTGGGCTGAGGATGTTGAGATGGCTGTTCTTACATCTGATGAACCTGCTTCCTTGGTTGCTCAATCTGGTGTTGAGAACGAAGTTGACCAAGCAAATAAGTCCGGAGTTGTTTCCGGACCTGCTACAGCTGTTGCAAATTTTGCAGGAGCTTTGGCGCAAGCTCCAATTATTGGACCTTTCGCCAAAGCAACACAAATGGGCGCAGCTGCAACGGCAGACATCGCGAAATTATTTGGTTATTCGCGACCTGCACAAACTGAGAATCCAACAGGATACAAACCCACAGCTACCTCAAGCATGGCTCTAGGTACTGTTCCTGATGGTGTTCAGAAGCTTACTCTCGATGATAAGCAAGAGTTGTCTATTGATCCACGCCTTTCTGGTGTTGGAGGGGCGGACAATCTTTCCATCAAGAGCATAGCACAACGTGAATCTTATATTGGACAATGGACTTGGGTCGAGGGAACAGCTCCCGAAACTGCCATTGGTTCACTTCGTGTCGATCCTTGTATCTACGCTGATATTTCACGTGGTGGAAATGTGGCTGCATCATTGCCTGCTTGTGCAGTTGCAGCTTTGCCTTTTAAGTATTGGACTGGGTCTATGAAGTTTAGGTTCCAGATTTGTTGTTCCAATTTCCACAAAGGTAGATTGAAGATCGTTTATGATCCGAATACGCAAGCATCAAATGAGTATAACACTAATTTTACTCAAATCATCGATATTGCTGATCGTACCGATTTTACAGTCGAAGTAGGTAATGGTCAAGAGCGTACACTCTTGACTCACTGTGAGCCTATCGCAGACGCTGCTACTACAGTTTTTACTATTAGTAGTACGCCACTTACTGCGCAAACTTACGGAAATGGCTCATTAACTTGTTACATTGTTAATGAACTTACATCACCTACTACAGCAGCACAAACAATCAAAATTAATGTTTTTGCTTGTGCTGGTGAAGATTTTGAGGTTTTCGTCCCAAATGACGACATTGCCAACTATGTTTTCAAACCACAAATTGGTATGGAGCCACAGTCTGGCCTTGTTGACATGAAGGGTGGCCTCAATGCCGAGGAAATGAATGCAGAAGAGGAAAGTGCACCCGTGCACACTTTAGCTGATTCTCTCGGTCCAGGAAAGACCATTGACCAAAGATTGAACTTGGTTTATTCTGGAGAGAAGATTGAATCTTTCCGTCAGTTACTTAAGAGATACAATCTTTCTCAAGCTTTGTGCTATGTGGATAATGCAGCTATTGCCAGAATTATAACTGGTAGGCGTAGTGCTTATCCCATGTTGCGTGGTAATGTTACCAACGCTGTTCACACACGCGCTGGACCTGCATCATACAACTTTGCAAATACTGTTCTTTTGCACTGGGTGACCAAGTGTTTCAGTGGATGGCGTGGTGCTATCCGCTGGAAATTGATTCCCCGGGGTGATTACGATGAATTTTCTCCAGTTCGTTTGGAAGTTCAACGTTCACCCGAAATTACTGCTGAATATGCACAGGCAACTAATGGAGCCTTGTTTTATGGATCCCTTAGCCAAGCTGCTCATTCAGCTGTTCACGACAATAGTTCTGGTATCCCCAGCGCCAATAAACCATTTACAGGGCTTAATGGTATGGCGGTATCCACTTCTAATGTCAATCCCACTTTAGAATTTGAGATGCCATTCTACTCTCAGTATAGATTTGAACCTGGAAAGGTTCAAGACTATACTTTGGTAGGTGACTATACCGAAAGTTGGGATTATCGCGCATTTGCGCGTGCAAACACTAACTTTACTATCGACGCTTATTGCGCCGCTGGTGAAGATTTACAGTGTTATATGTGGACTGGTATGCCTCCTCTTTATAGAGAATCTGCACCACCAGCCGCTGTCTAAATATAAATTATGCTGTGTAGCCCAGCATGCCGCTCTAGTTCTTTCAGAGAGCGGATGGTTCCGACCGAATAAAGTTTTTAACTATCTTGAAGTTTTTCAAGCGTAACAACCTTATTTGGTCGTTACGTGGAATTTTTAATTCAAGGGAGTTACAAGTTTTAATAGTTGGACCCGATGTTCCTAGCTAACGCATAGGAACCACGTATGCATATGCCATGCATACGTGTGGG